TGGCTAACCGGAAGATTTCGCAGCTGACGGCACTTACCACGCCTGCAGCGGGCGATTACTTGCCGATTGTCGATATTTCGGAAGCAGCGGACGCGGATAAGAACAAGCGGATCACGATCGAGGAATTACTGCGTGGTGCGCCTGATGGTACGGCTGCAGCACCGAGCATTGCATTTGAGTCGGACCCTGACAGCGGGTTGTACAGCACTGGGGCAAATGGACTGGCGCTGGCTACCGGCGGCACGGGGCGGTTGTTTGTGCATAGCAACGGCCTGGTTGGAATTGGCACCTCAGACCCAAACACTACGCTACATCTTGGTACAACTCCTGCAGATGCCGGAAGCGCCGGAGTTATCGGTTTTGGAGATATAAGTAACTACAGAGTTGCCGAGGTTGAGGGATATAGAGAGGGCGCAAGTTTTGCCGGTTCTTTAATATTTCGTACTCAAACTGCTGGCGGAATTAGTAGTGCTGGCGCAGAACGCCTCCGCATCACATCAACCGGACAGCTAAGTCACATCGGTGGTGGCACCAGTGGTTCACCTGCAGTCAGCTTTAACGGCAGCGCACCATCTAACAGCCTTGTTGTTGATTCAAGCGGGCGCTTGGGTGTGGGGACTAATAGCCCTAGCGTAAATTTAGACGTACAAGCAACCGCCTCCGCAGTAGCATCAGTAAGCTCAACAGCAGCCAGTAACTATGGTCAACTAAGGCTGCAAACTAATCAGCAATTTGTAATCGGGTACGGCAGTACACACTCTTCTCAGCCAAACGAGCTTTCACTTAAGAACAATATTGGTGATTTAACTTTTTATACTAGCGTTCAAGAGCGTGTCCGTATTGACTCCTCAGGCAACGTCGGAATTGGCACTACGAGTCCAGCTTCGTTGCTTCATCTTCAGGGAGATTCTAATACTCAGTTGCGTTTAACTTCGGCAGCTTCTGGTATTTCTAGGATTATCTTTGGTGACACGTCGGACACTGCACGTTGCGCAATTCAGGTTGATTCTTCCGATAGTGATCTTGTATTCCAGGGTTATAACATGGCTGAACGCGCCCGCATCGACAGCTCGGGCAGGTTGTTGGTAGGGACGTCGACTGCGCGTAGCAACTATCTCCTCCAATCCACAGGTACAGGTAGTAACGAGCCTGGACTAACACTTTGGCGTGCAAACGAAGCTTTTGGATTTATCAATGGAAGTGGAGGGGGGACCATAGAGTTTGCCGCCGCTCCAGCCAGCGGTGTTTACGGAGTTGGCGCCACCATCAAAATGGCCGGGGATGGCACTTGGGGATCTGATGACTATCCTGGCCGCCTCGTATTCTCCACTACTGCCGACGGAGCGCCCAGCCCGACGGAGCGGATGACCATCAAGAGCAATGGCAACGTGGGAATTGGCACTACGTCGCCCAGTACTAAGTTGCATATTGCTGATGCGGCTGCTCCTGAGTTTCGGATCGTAGATACAACCAATAATTGCACAGGATTTATGCGTCCTGTTGATAGCTCTTTACGTTTCGGCACAGGGTCTAATCATCCGCTGCAGTTTTTTGTCAACTCGTCCGAACGCGCCCGCATCGACAGCTCGGGCAGGTTGTTGGTGGGGACGGCTAGTGCCGGCACTAACTACAGAGTTACTTCAACGAATTATACCCCTCAAACGCAAATTGTTTCAGATACTGTATTTGGCTTGGCGGTAAATCGAACAAACGGAGATGCAAATATATCTATTGCCAGAAGCAATGCAGTGATCGCAGATGATACAATTGGTCGTCTAATATTTAATGCTACAGATGGGTCAAATCTACTAGCAGCAGCTCATATAACAGCCCAAGTAGACGGCACCCCTGGCGCTAGCGATATGCCGGGCAGGCTCGTATTTTCTACCACGGCGGATGGGGCGTCTTCTCCGACGGAGCGGATGAGGATTGACAGTACTGGGCAGGTTCGTATTGCTACAAATGGCGCCGCAAACCTCCTTTTTGTCCATAACGCGCAAAATACTACAGACCAGGTTCATTGCACCATCCGCGGCGGAACATATACGACCAGTGATACGACGACCAAGTTCATTGTTTTTCAAAGGAATGATGGCACTGAAGTAGGATCGGTTAGCAGGAATGGAACAACCACAGTTGCCTTCAATACCTCTTCTGACTATCGACTAAAGGAAAACGTCGTTAAACTTGTTGAGGCAAGTCAAAAACTTGCTCAACTAAATCCAGTTACCTTTAATTTTATCGGGGATGAGCGAACAGTCGGAGGTTTTATTGCTCACGAGGTGCAGTCAGTTATACCTGAAGCTATTACAGGTGAAAAGGACGCTGTGGATGATGACGGCAATCCCGTCTACCAAGGCATCGACCAATCCAAGCTGGTGCCTCTGCTGACGGCTGCGCTGCAGGAAGCATTGGCTGAGATCGAAAGCCTGAAGGCTCGTGTTACTGCGCTAGAGCCATAAGTCCTACTCACCAGGCGGGCAACCGGCTATTCCCAACAGGTTGCAAACCTACTAACCTTCAACAGACCTGGCTAATCCAATGCCTACCGCAACCCCGACCACCACGTTCACCTGGGCTATTGCCAACCTCGAAAGAGAAACGGCTGATGGCTTCGTGATGACGGCGCACTATACCGTCAACGCCAATGACGGCACCTATTCCAGTGGTGCTTATGGCAGCGTTGGGTTTGAACGCCCCGACACGCTCATCCCGTTTGCTGACCTGACTGAAGATCAGGTTGTCGGCTGGGTCAAGGAAGCACTTGGCGGCGACGAAAAAGTCACCGAAGTCCAGGACGCGCTCCAGGGTCAGATTGACGAGCAACGCGCACCTACCAAAGCCGCTGGTGTGCCTTGGTAACGGCGCTAGCATGTTGGTGACGCGCTAAAGCAATGGCAGTTCAGCCCGGTACTTACAACATTTCGTTGCAGCGCCGGGCTGATTACTATGTCACGCTTCAGTTCAAAGACAGCACCAGCACTGCGATTGACCTGACTGGTTGGACCGTCGAGGCGCAAGCCTGGAATCAACCACGGACCACCAAGTACGCCGATTTTGCCGTTGAGTACACCGACCGTGCTGCTGGAACGGTAAAAATCAGCTTGACTGACGCGCAAACGGAAACGTTGCCCAGTGAGGCGTATTACGACGTGCTTTTGACGGATACCGCTGGTTTGAAAGAGTATTACCTGGAGGGCACGATTTCCGTTTCCCAGGGTTACACCGCATGACCAGCGTTAATGTCACCACGACCCAGAACACCGTCACCGTTTCAGATGACGGCGGCAGTGTAACTGTCAACGCTGACGACAGTGGCACCGTGACGGTCACCACTACCGGCATAGCCCAGGCTGCTTACGACGCCTTGGTTGCTCGTGTAGCAGCATTAGAAAGCGTAGATTATTTGGTGTTGCAGGACGGCAACTAATGGCGGTTAAGTCAAAGACTGCATTGGGGCGGATTGAGCACCGCCCTGGAAAGCCTAAGAAAACCCGTCAAGGTGCGGGTCAACACTCAAAAGCCAGCCACGGTAGGAAGAAGTATCGCGGTCAGGGCAGGTAAATGGATCGACATACCCGTAACAACTGGCGCAAGATCAAAATTGCGTTAGAGGCTGCGGGTAAAACCGATTCTCTTTACTACAAGCGCGCTCTAGTGATTTGCAACGGGGGGAAAGACCCAGTAGATCATGAGGATGTGCGCTTTTTGGACTTAGGCGATGCATGAGTTCAGCGACGGTGAGATGCGACTGATCTACACCGCTGTCTTGGCTTACCGCGAACGGGGCAACGACAACCCATCAATCAGGCAGCATCAGGCGACATTGCATCGCATTCTGAAGCGCCTGAAGCCCTTGGCGTATTACAGAAGCTACTTGCAGGAGGTATAGTTGATAGATCCTGCAATGCAGGGTGGAAGGCAAGACCCCAGCCGACGCCAACTCGGTTGGGGTTTTGTTTTTGAAAGACAGTTTTGCAACTGGGTTGATATTTAGGACAGTAGGATTTTGGGACGGTTACTTAATCCCATGATCAAAACCGCATCTGCTCTTTTTACCTGCGCTGCTCTGGGCGTTGCTCTTGCTCCTGCTGCTCAAGCAGAGACCAAGTTCTATGTGAACCCTGAGTACAACCAAGGCTTCAGCGGTGCTACCAGCCTTGGCGGCACCCTGAACATTGACCTGGGCGTTGAGTCCGGTCCTTTCTACATCCAAGCTGGTCCTGCTTTGGCTACCGGCACTGGCGCTGCTGATTGGGGCGTGGCTGGTAAAACCGGCGTGAGCGGCAAGGTCTCTGACCACATGAACCTCTACGCAGAAGTTTCGGCTTCCAAGTTCGAGGGCTCTGATGTTTCGTATGGCCTGAAGGTGGGCTCCAAGTACACCTTTTGACGCCATACTGAGAGCATCACACCAACACACGGGGTCGCTTCGGCGGCCCCTTTTTGTGCAGTGGTTTGAGCAACTGCAGGTAACGCGCAACTATGCGGGCTCTTTTTGGCGCACTGTTGTGCTGGGCTGCCTGAGGCCTGAGAACTGGGATTATTGCTGGCCGCCTGATTGGGTTGTGCCGTATCTTGACGACCTCTGGCGCTACTACAGCGAGCCGCCATACGCTGCTGAGCGAAAGGCTTTAGCCAATGAAAATTGACCAGTTTGACGCGCCTGGGCTTCGTGTCACGCGGACCTTTGATCCTTGGAATGGGGCCTACTACATCGCGTGGAAGCCGGACGTGTCGATGTGGTTCCGTGAGCGCAAGACGCTCATAAAGTTTGTGGCGTGGCCACCGAAGACCCCGACAGGTGATCGTTTCCGTGATTGGCTCAAAAGCTTTGAGACTGACAAGGCGACCAAAGTCGTTGGCCAGCCTGAGCAGTTGAGCGAAGTGGCAAAGGCCACGGGATTTGGGCCAGAATGTCATTTAGATGAGTCTGACCCCAACTACCAGACTCGCACGGTGATTTAGCCATGCAACGCATTTTCAACCTGATGGCGTTCGCGTCATTTGTGGTCACTGGCACCTTCGTAGGCATTCTGTTCTTTTCGATCTACCAGCTAGACCGCTTGGAGAAAGAAGCCGTTGAGCGTCTAGGCGCTGGCGTCAAGGCTGACATCCAAAAACAACTAGACGAGAAACTAAAGCTGCCTGTTAATGGAACCCCTGGCGCTTCCCTCTATTGAGCTGCCTGGCTCCATAGATCTTCCGCGGATGCAGATAGCGGTGCCGGTATTTCCGGCCCCATCTCATCCGGTATTGATTCCGCCAAAGGTGGAACCGAAAACGCCTGCGGAACCTCCGAAAGCGGAAGATCCAGCGGCTCGTGACGCGGTGAAAGGGCTTCAAAAGCAGATCGAGCAGCTAAACAGCAATATCAACGCACAGCAAAAGACAATCGACAACCTGCTAAACCCGCCTGAGATTGAGAAGGTAGAAGAGCAGACGACGACTGTGGCAGTGCCGGGGACACCACTAGAATTTGCGCTACCTAGTGCCGAGGTATTGACCGTTGCGACGGTGACAGCTGGTGCGGCTGCGATGGCGTCTGTTGGCGCAACGCTTGCCGCTCAGCAGCTAATTAAGCCATTGAAGGCAGTGTTTCAGTTTGGAATCAAACGCGCTTTTAATCATCACCATGATTGACCGGCAGGGAATCCCGGTAAACGTCGATTGATACAACATCAGAGCACATGTAAGCAAGCTCTGCTTTGGGATGAATCATGAAGCCTTGGCTGTATAGCTCGGCGCACTTCAGCGCCCTGACCAAGTGATAGTCGAGCTTGTCTTTCTCAAGCTTGTGCTCTTCAGCTTCAATTCGTTTGCGGGCTAGCTCTTTGCACATTTCCGTGATAGAGCCATCTAGAGGGACGTTGATGCTGAGCTGTGCCCCGGTGTTCTGCATCCGGCTGTAGTCATCGCCCGGCATAGGGTCCGAGTGCCCTTCTAGATAGAAGGGCGTCATGACCAGCGTCGCCCCATTGCAGCTATGACCAGCACCGAAATGCTGCCTGCTTGGGGCTCCGTTGTTGTTGAACTGGACGCTCTGATTGGTGTTGTTGCTGGTGGCAGCAGCTCGCGGCGATGAGTTGTTCGTCGTCTCAGCCGCCGCAGGCGTTGCCAGCGCTATTGCGAGAACACACTGAGCGAGGTGGTGGTGGAGTCGGTTTCGATTGTGCGGTCGATGTCGATTTGCTCGATCAGTGTGTTGGCCGCCCTGGTGGTGATTTCCAAGCTGAACGGATCTCCAGCGGTGTGAACGTCCCATGTAGTCGTGGTGTTGGTGATGTCTGCGGCGCTCGGGGTGACGTTTTCGCCGGTATAGGTTGTCAGCTCAGATCCGTAGATCTGGTGCTGGATTGTCTCAGTGACAGTTTGGGTCGTGGTCGTGGTGCTTTGCATGGAGCCTGACGACCACGTTGGCGTGACCGTCTGTGCGATTGCGGGACTAGCTGCGAAAACGGCTGCCAAAAATAGAAGTCGTTTCATTTTTGAAGGGTTTCTCCGCCCTGCACTTTAGGATCTTCTTTTTTCTTGCGGTTGCCACCAACAGCCAAGCCAAAACTAGCTGCAGTTCCTGAAAGAATCGACGCCGGGTAGGTGGGGTCCAGTGATTGCTTAAAAACCCCTAAATAATTGGCTGTGAGAATGGCCATTGACCATCCAAGCAAAACCACCTTCACAACGTCGCCTAATCGTGAGTGGCTGTCCTGTTCCTGTTTTTCGTCGGCTGCCATGATGGATAGAGGCTTTAAGGAACGTGGTGGAGCTAGGAGCTGCTGTGATGGGCGCCACCGTTTCGGGCCTGCTTCTAAGCCTTAACATCCACAACAAACGAACCGCGCAAGATCGTGATTGCTTAGTGCGCCTTAGTGCCAGTGTAGACAACATTGCTGGGCAGCTAGAAGAGCTGCACAAGGATCTAAGAACTGACCGCGTTGAAATTTTCAGCCGCTTAAATGCAGCAGAGCGCGCGATTGCAAGACTAGAAGGCCCAAAGAATCAGACCTAGACTTTTGGCAAAAGGGAAAAAACCTATGCTTGCTCTGATTCGTCCTATCGTCTTCAGCTTCATGAAGACCGACGGCGTTAAGCGCTTGGTCGTTGACCTGCTGCGTGCTTACGCCAAAACCACTGAGAACCGCGTTGATGACAACTTGGTTGATTGGGTTGAAAAAGCCCTCTGGCCCGGTAAAGACTGATCGTGCTGGATTGGATGGTGCCAATGGTGCTGCAGCTAAATCAGTTTTTCGCACGGTTTAGTGGGCAGCCACATCAGCTGGCGGCTATCCAAAAGCTTCAGGAAGACATGCCAGAGGAACTGCTACGGCACGACGCCGAGTGGTTCGAGCTATGGAAGGCCTCTGGCAAAGATCGGACTGAGTGGAACTACGTTCCATATTTCAATCAGCTTGACTTGCCATCAGGCGAAACCCAGTGCTTCACGACGGCAATGGCCATGGTGGCTGGCACCTATGCCTTGATCGCTGACCAGTGGGAGTATTACCGGGTACGGATGAAGTACGGCCCGACTGAAGAGGTCACCAGTCACCTCAAAGCCATGTCTGAGCTAGGTGCTGACGTTGAGTTCATTCAAGACGGGTCAGCAGACCTGCTAGTGGAAGAGGTGCGAGCTGGGCGGCCTGTAGCTGTTGGCTTCCTGCATCGCGGCGACATCACCACCGGCAGACCGCCTGAAGGCTTTGGCCATTGGGCTGTCGTCATCGGGGTCAAGGAAAACGATTACTTCGTAGTCCACGATCCGCGCGGTAAATACGACATGGGCACCGGGCAGCTGATTAACAGCAACGGCTTTGCCGTCCGCTACGACTGGGATGACTTCCTGTTTCGCTGGGAAGTTGAAGGCCCTGGCAACGGCTGGGCCATGATCATCAACGATCTGAACTTTCGGCCTGTTCCGTAGCCTTGCCGTAATACCGGCACGCCTGTTCGTACTGCCACACTGCTTGCCAGTCTTGGCGGTGCAACATTTCCATACCCATTGCTGAGACTTTCCAGTAAAACTCACCGTTTATCTTTACGCGCTCGATTTTTGGAGGGCTCATGTCATCGCTACCGTTCAAATATCCAGTCCGAAAAGTCATGTCACATTGCGGAGAATGGATGGTTGTTGAGTTCAGCCTGCAAGAGGAGTTAGCCCTTGAGCATCAGGCTAGGCAAATCTTGGGCACTGATGACCATCAAGAGGTGACGAAGCTATGCGCGCAGCTGGCTCGTCAGACCGCTTACCACCAGAAGCTAATGACCCAAGCCGTGCGGTACATCGCAGAGCTTGAGATCAAGCTGGCCCTGGCTGATGACGTGGCAAGCCTGCGGCCCTGGTGGAAGCGCCTGCTAGGCCGCTAGAGAAAACGGGCTGCTCTGCTCTTTCATGAAGAGCTTGATCTTGTTAGCGCCTTTGATGAAGTTCTGGCGAGCAGTCTCGCGGGTAGTGCCGGCTTGCTTGCCGATGTCCATGAAGGTTGTTACGTCATGACCGTCAAAGCCAAAGCGCTTAGAGACAACATCCCTCTCGGCTTCGCTCAGACGAAAAAAGGCGAGCTTCAGCTGCTCATATTGCTCGATCTGGCCGATGTCTTCCCAGCTATCAGACGGGGTGCGCTCATCAGCGATCAAATCAATCAACGGCGAGCCATCTTCTGTCGCGAGGCCGTTCAGGCTGACATGAGGCGTTGAGCGCTGCATTACCAGCAGCAGCGTTTCCTCGTTGGTGTCTAAGGCTTCGCACCATTCGGCCATTGTTGGCGATCGGCCTTTCTGCTGTAGGTACTCACGCTGCACCTGCAAAGCCTTGTGCATCATGTCGGTCTGATGCTGAGGGATACGAATCAGCTTGTCGGTCTGGGCTATCGCGCGCGTGATGCCCTGCCTGATCCACCAATAGGCGTAGGTGCTGAATTTGTAGCCCTTTGTCCCGTCGTACAGCTCAGCAGCCCTAGCCAGGCCAACAGTGCCTTCCTGCACGAGGTCCATCATTTCAAGACCGCCGCCTTTCAATCGAATGCGGTACTTTTTGGCCACCATCACAACCAAGCGCAGGTTGCAACGGATAAGCCGTTCGCGTGCTTTTAGCCCGCGTTTCATTTCGCGCTTTTCCTTAGGCGTTAGCTCGCCTTCAGTGTCACGCAGTTCGAGATACCGCTTGACCAGTCGCGACAGCTCAATCTCTTCGTCGGGGCGAAGCAAAACCTCGCGCCCGATTTCGTTGAGATAATCCTGGAAGCTGTCGCTAGACATGGGTCAAAGATGACGGGGCAACCGTAGCAGGGTTAGCCAATCTCGCCAGTGACGCTGTCGAAGTTGAAATCCTTCAGCGCGTCATGCGAAAAGATCCACATTGCAAAAGCAACGTGAGACTCTTTGGCTTGTTTGTTGATTGGAATGAAGGGGTGGCTAGCTGCCCAATAGCTCTCGAACAGAGCCACCGCATCTTCGTAAGACATTAGAACGTAGGTTCGCTGCTCTTCGGTTTTAGCGGAGAGAACGAACCGGAGTTACCCCAGAGGCCACCCCAAAGGGTGAATCCTGTGACTTCCTGATAATCGTCTTTGCCGCGATAGACGCGAACCTTGGTGCCTTCGGCCTCAGCCTGCTCGGCCATGGTCATTAGCCAAGTGGCCGCGGCCATCGCTTCAGTCGGTGTGAAGTCAACTGCCAAGTTGTGCTCAGGTGAGCGGTCGTTGGTGCGGTTTTGGTTCTTAGTAATGCGGAAGCGGGCGTTGAATGCAGCGTCGGCCATGTCAGATGAGGGGGGTGATGTTGTTTGCCTCTTCAAAAGCCAGCACATCCGCGAGGCGGTAACGGATGCGCGGTTCGCCAGCTGGAATGGCGAGGCGTGGCATTTCGTACCACGGCGGGCCAATGGGTTTGCCCTTGCGTGAGATACGACGCCAGTTGGCGACGGTGCCGGCCATGATCCCGTAACGCTTTGCTAGCTGACGTTCAGTGAGGTACGGGCTAGAGGTGTCGGTCATTTGGCGATCAGCTTTTCGCGTTCAGTGAGCAGCTTGAGCAGGTGGTCATGCTCGGCCTCGCTTAGCTCGCCAGTGTTTTTGTAGGCAGTGAGCTTGGTGCGGGTTGCTTTGGCCTGTTCTTCGTCCGCGACCTTGTTAATAACCTTTGTGGCCGACTTGGCCATGGCGCTCAGGACGATCGCTTTGGCAGAGCTTCCCTGCTGCTGCAGTTTGGGCTTAGCAGCTGCTGGGACTGGGGCTGGTTTTGCGGCGGGTTGTGGATCAAGATCCGCAGCGCCAGCGTCATCGTCAACAATGCCAGGGGCAATGCCAAGGATCGCGAGTAGGGCATAACGCCGGAAGTACGAAATGGCGCCAGCTAGATCGTGTTGAATGTTCCGGCCGCTATTCGAGATCAACGGCAGCCGAGAATCAATGCGCTCGCCACTGGTATGGAGCAGGCTAGTCACGAGAACTGGGCGGTCTTCGCCTTGCTCAAAGGTTTGAACAACGGCCAACCCGTTCTTGCTTAGAGCGGGTAGCAAGATGCCAAGGATGCCCGGAAGGGTCGCATAATTGCCGTAATTGGCGCGGCCATCTTCGTGAATGGTCGGCAGCTGTCCGTACAGGCTGCACAGAGCTTTAGGCAGCTCTTTGAGTTGTTCGGTCATAGGAAAACAGGATTTTGGGAAAAGGCGTAGTTAGGCAGGCGGATGGTTTTAACGCCTTGGCTATAGCCAGGCCAGGGCGGCTCCATCTGCCGCCATGCCTTGATTCGTCTGAGCGCCTTCTGCTGCAGCTTCAGGCCTTCGGCCAGGCTGTCGTCGTCAAGCTCGTAGATCCCGACGTTGTACGGGTACTCAACCTCAACGACTAGAAAAATGAAGCGCTCAGCGCCCTTGACCCCTTCTAAGTAGTGAGCTGCTGAGAGGTGGTATTTGAAGTTAGCCACCGTCTTGGCAAACTCAGAAGGCGATGCCAGCGAGCTGGTGGTTTTCAGGTCAACGATGATCGACTGCCCATCGTGCCAATCAGGGCGGCACTTGCAACGCAGGTCAGTCTCAAGGTCATCCCAGAAGAATGACTGCTCAGCTTTGCCGCTGTAGAGAAGGCGACTGGCGTCGAAGTGGTTGCGGACTGCAGCAACGATGCTTTGAGCCAGCGCCCATTCACCGTGAGTGATCGGCTCTTTGCCCTGGGCCTTGATCGCCTTCTCTTCCTCTTTGCCGATTTTCGTATTGCGAGCGGCGCAAACGACATAGTCGGAGACGAAGCGCTCAGGCTCAAGCACGGCGGTGTGGATGATTTCACCGCGCCTGAAGTAAGGCTTTGACTCAGGCAGGGGGCGTTCAGGGCTTTCCCACTTCATGTAGTAGTGATGCCCAGAGCGCAGGGCGTCTTTGAGCATTGACGACCCTATGGCGCCGTCTGAGTGGTAGTCGTAATTAGTGAGCATGGTTAGGACAGCCAGTTTTGTTTTTCTCGGAGCTGTTCAAGCTGCTGATCTTTGAACGCCAGCTGATCCTTCATGAAGGCATTCGCCTTGAGAAAGACGTTCAGCTCATCAACGCCGATCTCAACCGTGTTGAAGACCCAGTGACAGTCCAAGCAGCGACGGCGGCGTTTGATGCCTTCTTTAATGCCCACTTCTGGCAGCAGCTGAAGCTCCGAATTGAAGTGACCGTTTAGGCAGGCCTTTCGGGTTGAAACGCCATGCACATGATTCCCGCCGCATTTGGGGCAAGGCAGCTTTGAGGTCATTTCTTGGCTAGTTGTTCGCAGGCGCGTTGGATGCCGGCTTGGCAGTCGTTGTGGGTCATGTCGTCGAGCGAGCCGGAGACAAAGAACATACCGATTCCGGTGATGCCGGCGAACAGAGCGAGAGAAGCAATGATTTTCATGGTTAGACGTGTCCGTTGGGGGCCTCTTCGGCCGCGAGTTCGTTGAGGAGTTGACGTTGCCAGGCGAGGCAAGCTGCGACCCGTTGCCAGTCGTCTTTGCCGCCGCGGGCGATGAGGGTATTGGCCAGCTGACGAGATTGGCGGAGGGCTTCAGCGGTTTCGGTGGCGTTCATTCTTGAAAAGAAGGAAGGACAGGCTCAGGAGGCTTGGGTTTGGGAAACCACTCACCACACCAGTAGGCGGGTGGGGTTTCAGGCTGAGGGTGCGGGTAGCGGCGACATTCGCCGTTAGTGACGCTGTTTTGCGTGACGATCCGAAGCCAGAATTTGCAGGTTTCGCAGGTCTGCCCGTACATGGCTGGTTGCGAGGCCCGCCAATACTGCCACCCATGTCTAGGGCTGCATAGGGGTAGATCAGGGAACGTCTACAAGCTGTAGCAATTGGGGTGCCGGGGGATGGATCGCGCCACTACGCGCCCTGTATTTACGGCCTAGCCGCTCTTGTATTGCAGGCTCCCCGGCGGGGGGATCAAAGGTTGTCGTTGGCCCAAGCGAGCAGTTCAGCCTTGACCCATAGACCGTGGGGCCAGCCCTGCTCTTCAGATTTCAGGTGCGGGGCGTACTCCGGCAGCTCTGAGTCACGGATGGTTTCGAGATAGCCGCCGCGACCTGCAAGGGCTAACCGAACGGCTTTAACGGTACGAAATTTCATCAGTGGTTGCCTCTCGGCGTAGGTGGAAGGCCTTTGCGGGGCCGGGTGGATCAGACGACAGCCACAAGGCGGGTCTTGGCCATGCGCTTTTGCCAGCCGTCGTCAAACTCAACGATGACTTGAGCCTTGGTTTCGCGAACGATGCGAGCAACGGCGTGCTTGTAACCGAAGTTCCAGATGGTCACGTCGCCGGGCTTCAGTTCGCCAGCGGGCTTACCTGCAACGCGGCCGACGGATTGGATCTGAACGAAGTTGGTCATTTGTCTGTGAGTGGTGGGGTCTCCCCCTGACTTCCTAAGAATAGACCATTGCTTAGGGGTGGATAGGGGATTGGGACAGCTTGCGGGTTGGCACAAAGAAGGGGCCCGTAGGCCCCGGTTGATCAAGCGGCGAGCAGCTTGGCGTCGATGTGGTCGAAGCAGCGCTCAAGCGTGCCGGAGATCTGGAGTTCGTTAGTTGCAATGTCGCGAAGGACAAAGCGGGTCTCAACGTGCTGGGTCCAAGGGTTGCCCATGTTGGTGGCAGCCTTGCGGGTGGTGATCTTCTCAATGAAGAAGCCGCCCTTGGCGCCGATGGTCTCGGTCTTCTCTTCCAGCTGAGTGGCGAAGCCCAGAGCGCGGTTGAAGGTCTTGGTGCCGTGGATTGCGCTGAACATTGGTCTTGAGGTGGTGGCGTCTCCGCCTGACCCCTAAATAGTACCACACTGCTTAGGGGTGCATAGGGCTAGGGCTAGAAAAAGCAGGCCCTACCACGCCGTCTCGTCGTACCAAGCCTCAAGCAGCTGCTCGTGCGACTGCTTCGCCAGCGTCTCCAGTCGATGCATCCGCTGAGAATCAAGCATGGAATAGCCCTGCTCTTCCCTTGCTTCCAAGGCCTCCAGCTCTGTGCGGATTCCCCGCACAACTGCTAAGTCTTTCTGTAATGCCTTGATCAGTGCGGTTTTGTCCATAGCCTGAGGTGCGAGGAGGAGCAGATGGACCCGGTGGGCGCCGGGTCTTTTTCTTATGGGAACGTCACCGGCAGCTCTTCCCAGAGCCCCGTATAGACGCCATGCAACCCGTGCTCAGGGTTGTCACGTCCTGCCAAGTGGTACAGCTCATCAATCACGATCTGACGATTGCTCATCGCCTGCACGTCTTGAGCGCCTGGCAGCTTTGGCTCAGTCCTGATCCGGGCTAACTGCTGGCGCGGGGTCAATCTTTTGGGCATTGCTAATCGTGGTAATGACAGTGGCGACAATCGCCTCAAGCTGCGTCCGGGGAATGCCAGACACGGTCTGAGCGGCCTTGGCGAGGGCTTCGCTATAGCCGCGGTAATCAAGATGGACCGCGCCACTGCGGTACGCAATGGCCCTTTCACGAATCAATGCACCGCGGGGCACGCCCAGAACCTCGGCCTCAAGATCCAGCTGGTGCCGTTCCTCCGGCGTCAGAAAGATCTTCACTTCCTGCCGTTTGCTGCTCATGTGCAAGGTTGATAAGGGTGACTAGGACGCCAGGCGACTCGTTGTCGGCGCAGTAGCGCTTAGCGACGTTCCACGAAACGATCGCCTGATCAGGGCAAAGCCCTGCCATCTCGATCGAATCGCCAAGGCTGCGGGTGACCTTGTCTAGATCGGGCTTAACGATGTGGAACTCAGGCGCTGATGGCTTAAGAGTGCCTTCGTTGCGTCCGGTGCCGAAATGGTACTTGGGTCGTTCAAATCGGAAAACAGCTGACACCGAAACGGCGCCTTGTTTGTCCCATTCGTCTGGCTTGGCGTTAGCCAGCTCAGTGATCAGCTGATTCCGCCAAAGCTTTAAAACTTTGTCGTTGGTATATCGCAGGCCGCGTTTATGGCCGTTGCTAACCATCGAGCCCTGAGGGGTGGGCAAACCTACAACGTCAACCGAAAAGATGCTCATCGTCACGCAGCAGATTTTTGTACTCAACCCCTTGGTAACCGGCAGGGAATGACTTGAGATCGACGTTCATGTTTCGTCGGAATCCGTCGCTTGGCGTGTCCAGATCTTCAAGAGTGAAGAGACCATTGGCGACAGCTTTTCGCAAGGTGATGCGAATTGAATTGAGTTCAAAAGCGCGTTGCATCAGAAAAGATTTTCAAGCAGAGGGTTTGTGGCTGGCGGCTCGAAGTCCGCAGCAGTGAAGACACGGGATGCCGGATGAGCCTGCTGAGGCGGTTCGTAGGGCTTCACGCTGGCCTTGGGTGGCTTCGGCTCATAAACGTCTCCCCAGCCTGCGTTACAAGACGCTCTAAGGGCCTTCTGGCGCTCTTCTGGGGTCCACCCACGCAGATCGTTGCAAACGCGCTTCCAGACCCTCTCAGAGCGCTTTCCGGCTTTGACCTCCCAAAACTCAAGCAGCAGCTCGGTGCAGTCGGCCAATTCGTCAGGCACAAGCGCGGGGTCAAGCTTGCGTTTGCTGAACGGGGAATTTGTTTTCCCCCCTGCACCCCCCTTTCTAGATTTATTTTCTTCTTCTTTTTCTTTAATTGGTTCCAAGGGAGAGGGAATCCTCTCCCGTGGGTCGCGGATTCCCAGCGTAACACCCGTGTCAATGGCTGTTGCCAAAACAGCCCGATCCGCGGGCGTCAACTCCAGTCCGCGTTCAATCAGTGCCGCGCAAAACGCAGACACCGACAGGGATACCGGCTTCCTGCGTTGTAGGTAATCCCACAATTGGTCTGGTAAGACCACCTGAATCTTGCGAGTCATTGTGATTCCTGAAGATTCCTCAAATGGATTCTTAAGGAATCTAGGCGAATCTTTTTGATTCGGCGCAGATCTGGCCAACCTTTGCCGAAATTTGCCCCGACTTCAGATCCTGAAACAATCCTGCAGTCTGTGAACCCCCATTGCATCCACCCCTATAAGGCCCCACACTCAGGCCGCTAAGCACTCAACCCCCGTGGCCATCAGCACCCGTCAGATCCCCTGCCTCAACCGTCTGTCCGTGCTGCTGGAAGACGCCAAAGCAGTCGCTTACGCAATCAATGACAACGCACACGAAGAACTCAAGCCCATCAGCAACGACACCTATGAGGCCTTTGCTGTTGAACTCTTCCGCATTGCCAATCAGCTAGAGCGCGCTTCCCAAGTGCAAGAGGCATCAATCAAAGTGGGACTAACAGACAACTCGCCCTCATGCCTTCCATAAGCCTGGACATAAAGAGCGAACTGCCAACAGCAATCAAATGGACTAACGCGCATACAAAGCAGCTCGCCTTCTCTGTATCTCAAGCCCTAAACGCATCTGCACAAGGCTCAAAGTTCATCGCCGGATCTCAGCAGAAAAGCGCACTCAACGGCCTCGCTGGGTCGTCTCGTCAATTCTTAGATAGACCTAAGCCACAAACACAGAAGGGCTTCCGCGCAACCGTCGCTAATAAGCGCAACTTATCCGTCCTCATCACACCTAAAGACAAGCCCTGGTCCCGTAACCGTTACCTCTCAGGCAACATCCTTGGCGGGCCTCGCGCACCTAAGCCCTATGAGGTCGCATTTGCACGCAACAGCAAGGGCAACATCCCCCCAGGTGCTCGCTTCGTGCCAACAGGCGCAGTCAAGCCTGATCGTTACGGCAACGTCTCACGCACCAGCATCCGCAAGATCCTTGGCTCAGTCGGCAACACCAACCAGACCGGCAGCAACATCTTCATCGGCAAGCCCCTAGGCGCCAACCGCCCAGCTGGTGTCTACCGCCGTGAAAAATCCCTCAAGCTTCGTCCGCTCTTCCTTGTCGAATCAAACCTGAACTACACCGCACGCTTCCCAGCCCAGCGCATCGTTCAACAAAAAGTCCAGTCCACCTTCGGCATCTACCTACGCCAGCAGCTAGCCAAAAACGTCCGTAACGCTGTCCCAAAAGCCAACGGGTCCTTCTAACGCAAATCTTCGTGGGTCATCCGAAGG